ACAGAGACAGAGACAGAGACAGAGACAACAGACCAAACAAGTGTTTTTGACCGTAGGGGTAAAAAAGCATTTAATAAGCCTACCTACCGAGGCAAAGCACTTAACAGAGCGCAACGACGTATAGCCGAGAGGGGTAACTTTAAGCAACTACTAAGTGACCTTATAAACACTCAGCCTAGAGAAATACAACAAGTACTGCGTAAAATACGTTCACAAAGCTTGGCTACCAAGCTAGTCATTAGTGCTACGCCAGAAGGCACAAGTGGGTACTATGACGCTGCAACTGACACTATAGTTTTAGACCCACAGGAAGGGTTAACAGAAGAAACTTTTTTGCACGAGGCAACCCACGCCGCGTTAGCACAAGCTCTTAATAACCCAGACTTACAGATAACTAAAGATTTTTTTAAGTTCTATTCTGATATAAAAGATCAGATGGGAGATATGTACGGTGGTCAGGACTTACAAGAGTTTGCCGCAGAATTAGTAGGTAACCCTGAGTTTCAAGCACTGCTTAAAGATACTAAAGCACCGGATGCTCCAGCTAGTAAAAATCTGTTTCGCTCTATTATGGAAGCCATTGCACGTTTCTTTGGTTTTCGTCCAAAACAAACCGCGTATGCCAAAGGCTTAGATTTTATAGATAAAGTACTCGATGTATCACAAGACGTAGAGCCTACTTTATTTGATCGTCTATTAATGGGTACACCTCAATCAGCAGGTAATGCACTTCGAGATGCTATACGTGGTGTACCTACTTTAGCAGGTAAAAACAAAGAACGTGTGTTAAATACCTTATCTCGATCAGGTGAATTAATGAGTCGGGCTATGGGTGTGTTACGTATGCACGACTTTGCTAAGTTGTTTGCAGGTACAGAATTGGGAAGGGTAGCTGGAGAAATACGCGACATTGTGTTGCAACGTCAAGCCAGTGTAGAAAAAACAATAAAAGACTTACAAACAGCCTTTAGAAGGTACGACAAAGTACGTAAAGAGCATACTGAAGATTTTGCTAAATTAGGAGATATTGCTTTTAAAGCTCGTGAAGGAGCATACGATTTAGTAAATGTGGATGGTAAAGAGTTTAACTACAACAAACTAAACGCAAAACAGAAAGCCGAGTTTAACAACCTTAAAAACCAGTTAAACAACTTACACCCAGATGTACAAGCAGCTTACAAAGAAATGCGTCAAACTTACCGTAGCATGTATGAGGCGTATAAGAAAAAGATTTTATCGTTAGCAGATAAAAGTAAAATAAAAAAATTAGAAACTGAATTTACACGAACTCATTCGGCTGTAGGATACGTTCCTTTTTTACGGCATGGTGCGTATTATTTAGAGTTTAACTCTACAAACCCAGACGGAAAAGTGCAACGTGAAGTAGTAAGTTTCCCGTCTCCAAGGTTACGTGCTCAATATATTAAAGATAATAATATTGCATCTAACCAAGTAGTGCGTGAATTTAAGAACTTAGAAGAAGCAGTGTATAACCAAGCGGATCACCCAGATTCAAGTTTTGTTGTACAACTAATGAACTCCACTGATCCTAGTTTAGATGCAGCCGCTAAAAATGCTATTTACCAAGGCTATCTAGCTGCTTTTCCAGAACATTCTTTTATGAATCGTTTGCGTAGAGCCAAACTTACACCGGGTGCTGATACAGATTTAGCCAGAAGTTTTGGAGATACGATGGTGAAATGGGCGCGTAAGGAAGCTGCCCTTGAGTATATCCCTAAGTTAACTGAAAAGTTTGATGAGATGGGTAAGTTAGAAGTAGGTACAAACCCAAGGCAACAGGCAGCTAGGGATGCCATAATGCGTAGAAAAGATTTTACTTTGAGTCCTAACTACAGTGACTTGACCAGTTTCTTTGCAACGGGAGCATATAACTTATTTTTGTTTGGTAACATTTCTTCAGCCGCAGTTAACACAAGTGCCATAGCATTGCTTTCTATGCCTTTATTGGGTGGACAGTATGGGTACGCTAAAGCTAATGCAGCCATAGCAAGAGCTATGAAAACTGCAATGCCTTCCTTACAGAATTTTAACAAAGACACTTTTACATTTGATGATGCACCGTGGACAAAAAACCAACGTTACGCCACGTTACTTGACACTTTGGATAAGTATGGGCAGCGTCAACACACGATGCAAAGAGAAATATTAGAAGGCGCTAAACAAGCAATGGACGACTATAGTTCCTTTGGAGCTAAAACAATGAACTTGGGTAGCATACCTTTTACAGCGGCGGAAGAATACAGCAGAGCTACAACAGCTATTGCCGCATACGATCTGGCATTGGACGCAGGTAAAAGTCAAAAAGTAGCTGCTGAAGAAGCCGTTAAACTTACAATGGATGTGCATACTTCAGGTATGGCAGCAGAAGGGCCGGGCTGGTTACAGCATGGATACGGGCGTGTAATGTTTACGTTTAAAACCTTTATATGGAACAGTGCATCTATTACTGCCCAAGCCATGAACGCTTCGTTGCGTGGAGAAAGTGCAGAAGTGCGAAAGCAAGCTAGGAAACAAGTGCTTGGCATCTACATGGTAAGTGGTGCGTTAGCAGGAGTTAATGGTATGCCTTTCTTTGGAGCTGCTGCTACATTTGCCAATATCGCAAATGCTTTGCTTGGGGATGATGAAGAACCTTTTAATGCACGAGACTTATCTAGGGAATTTATGGGCGACTTCTTATTCAAAGGCCCATTAAACTATGCTACTAACCTTGAAATATCTAATCGTGTGGGGATAGCTAACGGTTTACTGTTTAGAGAAGACCCGTACAGCGTCGAACAAAACGGTTTGTTAATGACAGCAGTGATGCAATCTACAGGGCCAGTGGGTAGCTTTGCTTTAAACTTAGAGCGTAATGTGCCTAAACAATTAGAAAGGGGAGAGTATCTTCGCGCCATAGAGTCTATGTCACCTAGTGGACTGCGTAACTTATTTAAGACAACTAGGTTTGCACAAGAGGGCGCACGCACTGCTAATGGTCAGCCTATAATGGAGGACTTTAATGGGTTTCAACTGGCCCTGCAAGCTTTTGGTTTTACTCCTGCTGAACTGTCTAACCTCTATGAAAATAGGTCAGCAGCTCTAAATTTCCAAAGTAAGGTAAGAGCGAAAAAACAAAAAATACTTAAACAATATTATTTAGGAGTAACCACAGGAGATCGTGGCTTACAACGTAAAGCCCTAGCAGATTACAGAAAGTTTGCGCGTAACTTTCCTTCTTTAGTTAACGAAGACACACTTGCACGCTCTTTTAAATCTCGTGCTAAATCGGAACAAGAATTATTGTATGGTGTTAGGTTTGACAAAAATTTATTGCCAGATATAGAAGAAAGATTTTTCGACGATTAAACCCGCCACACACGAATCCCCCGGACATCATCTTCTATAACTACTTTAGTAGTCACAGTGTACTTAAACTTCCGGGTTTCATTAACGATTATAGAACGCGACTTCTTGGGGTCTAAGCAAGGGATGAAAAAAGACCACCCCTTCTTAAACTTCTTCCAGTTTATCTGATACGTCACCTTCTCCACTTCCACCTTCTTTCTGCTCCTCTACCATTTTATTTACATCTACAAAGTCCGAGTGGGTGCAGTCAAAAATCACACAGCGTACGGCTGATGACGTAATAGACATACCTTTAGACAAACGTTTGTTGTCTGTGCCTTTGCACATACCTGATGCTGTTTCCTGTTTGATAAACGACCTGTAATCCACTTGGTAATCCATGCAGTCTTTCTTGAAGTTAGACACAGGGATAAACATGAGTCTCGTATCCGGTTCATAACGTATGATAAGTTCGCCTCGTGGTTCAACGTCCGGTGCTTTAGGCTTCTGGCTGCGCTTATCTATGTCATCGTTGACTACCAACATGTTGTGGATATGTCTGTTAATAAAATCTCCAACAATAGCACCCCCATTGTTGACAGGTGCTTGAGTGTCCTTCTTCATTTCTGCGAGAACTGGCACTACTTCTTTGTAGATGCGACCCATATCATAGTCAATTAACTTCAGCTTCCGTGCAATTATGCCACCTGTTATGTTAGCAGCTATAATGGCTGACCAGTTTCGTTCTCTACTGGTAAGTTTAAGTTCCTTGTCTATCTTCTGCTGTACCTGTTTTAGTAACTTCTTTACTTCATCCATGTCAGAGATAATGTACTGCATGTAATCAACAATCGCATGACCATAGTTTTCGTTTAACTGATGGTCAAACATAGTCTTACCTTCCTCGGTAGAAATAATGTTTTGACTTGTGTAAGGGATACTAAACTCAATGATACGCATCATCTCTCCATCAGGAGAGTTCTTTTCTATCTCTAGCTTTTGATAAAACGATGCGTTAGATGTGGTTAATGAAATAGTATTCCAAGTAATTTTATTTACACGTAATTTGTTTTCGTACGGGTCGCCCTTGTCTTTACCCTTTCCTTGTGATGCTAGGTAAGCAAACTGAGAAAGCACTTCTGGTTTCATGTTGGTAAGCTCGTCCATTGTGTTTACCACGTTGTTAAGTAGCCCTAGCTTAGTAATCTTAGCTACTGCGGTGTCCTCTGGGTTACCTAATAACAGTTCAGGGTGACCGCATACACTGTTAGCCATCCGCAATACAGTTGTCTTACCTGTACCTGCGCTGCTATGTATAAGGTTGATAAGTGCCCCTTTCTGTCCTGTAAACTTGAGTAAGGGTGCGCCGAATCCGGTTAGTGCAGCAAAGGCTTGCACCTCAAGGCCCGGACGGTCATACAGGTTCATCACCTCTTTCCATTTTTCTAAAGTCCCTGCTGAGTCCATGTAGGGAGCGATAGCCTCAGTAACACTAGATGCAGGAGTGTGATATACACCGTCTACAGTTATCTCCCTCTCTCCTACTACAAATTTTGTATCGTTTTCATGCCATCCAAATTGTACTCTCATAATATCTGCCTTTCTTTTTACCTGTAACTCCTTGATTGATTTAATAATAAACTGTGTTATTAACTTAGCTTGCGACTCGTGAGCTACTACACCATGTTTGGCAAGTTCTCCCTTGAGTGCGCGACTCTCGGTTATAATCTTGTTCTGTATTACAAAGGTTTTTACACCGTCTTGCGGAGTCTTAAGTACGAATACCGCAACGTCACCCAGTTCAGGGTCACACATCCTTTTCTTTACATATAAATCGTGTTCGTAAACTAACGTATCTTCCCCATCTCCTTGTATATAAATGCCACCGTTAGCCCCTCTAAAGTAAGGTTCGGGGTATTTGATGGTTGAGGTGTTGTCTCTCTCAACTTCTGACCCTAGCTTTATAGGGTTATCCATCTCAGTGCCTAAGTGTGGGCAACCTTCACAACCTTTGGGGTTATTCTTTTGAAACTGTTCGCACGAGTGCGGTCCTTTTATAGTAGATACTTTCCGTTCAACTGCTTCAGGGTCATAGTCTGGATGCCCCTTGGATAACTTGTGTATAGCTGTGTGCTTGTCTTTACAGTGCCATGCGATAGAGAGTGCATTGAACCATCGAGGTTCAGATAAGGTCTTGCGGTTTCGGTAGCAGTCTATGAGTTGTCTGCACCCATCGTTACCGAGTTGCATTATCCTAGAGAAACTACTCGTCTCATTCTCAGATAATAATTTTTCAAGGACGCTTAGTTCACGTCTTGAAGGTTCTACTTCAATAGCATCTTCTTCTACACCCAACAGCTCTCTTATCTCGTCAAAAGAATAGCGCGTAGCTTCGTGCCGTACTGTTACTTCAGCAGGAGTAGCACGCTTATGGTTAAAAGTTTTAGGTACACGCAGAATACGAGCAGGTTCAAAAACTCGTGGGTCAGCACAGAGACCTTGTTTAATACACACTTCTTTAAAACGGTCAGCAACAGGAATCCATTTTTGCTTGGGTATTTCCTCAGTAAACGACCAGTATGCGTGCCATCCGTACCCTGAACTGACTAGGGTAGGTGGCTCTAAACCTACGACAGAGATAAACTTATTAAGTGCCTTGAGTCCTTCTGTTTGTGTTTCGTAACCTTCTGGTAGCCCCGTGGAAGGTTCGATCTTTTCAGACTTACCCTCCCCACAATCTATGTCTAACCATAGAGCTTGTAATGATTCTACATGGACTGCTTTCCTGCCACCTTCAGGTAACGGTTTACTAGCATCTTCTTTATACTTACCACAACCAAAGAAAACATTTTGGTTTGCTGCCTTCATGTGTTCAAAGTAAGTGGTAAGCTCCTCTTTATCTTTCGTAAACTTAGTGTGTATATTTTTGTTAGCATCTATACCGACCGCACAATACCATCCGCCTTCAGGCACAACATGGGATATGAGGTCAAAGTCATTCATATTATTTTTAGGGGGCAGTTACCCCCCGATTCCTCTCGGTTAAATTAATATCAAACTATTCAGAGTAAGAGTCTAATAACTCTTCAATAGTTGCGTTGAGATCAGGGTGCGGTTCATGTGTGCCTATAAACCAGTTATAAACAGTTTGTCTACTAACCCTCAACTGGGAGGCAACTTCGGCAACAGGTATCTCTTGCTTAATGCAAACCTTGCCTAGTTTGACTCCCAATGAAGATCGGTTAGCCTGTTTATTTAGACTAACGAGCCGCGTTGTATATCCGTAGCTCATTAGCTATCGTCACTCCCCCACTCATCAATGATATTAGAGAGGTCATCGTCATCATCTTTTGGTGGTTTCTCTTTCTTCTTTGGACGTTTAGTAGGTTCAGTAACCTCGTCATCGTCATCATCAAAAGGATCAGAAGATGTTTCTTTCTTGGGTGTATCATCCTCAAACATGTTGTCAGAAGATTCTTTCTCTTCTACTTGCTCGAAAGGACTGGGTGCATCACTAGCTGAGAAACCATCAGTCTTTTCAAAAGGAGAAGGTGCTTGGTAAGGAATGTAGTCTATGACTTGTATTCCCTTTAAACGTAAACTGACACTGTGACCATTCATGTCATACGGCACAAATTCCACAGCTATACATACTATGCTACCTGTGGTAAGTAAAAACCCTTCAGGAAGCTCGGCGTTTTGAGAGTCATACTGAGGGGGAGCCTTAGTTACTTTGTTGTTGTAAGCAGCTTTTATTCTAGCCGACCCGACAAAGTTCCCATCATCGTCCTTTGTAAACGGCAGTTCCAGTTTCTCAGGCCACGAATCCTTACGTGCCTTCTCATACGCCGCAGCCATTGGCTGATACAGTTCTTTTGCCTGTGCCTTGGTCATAACAAAATCAAGTTCATAACAAGCACCATCATCGGTAGCTTCGCAAGGCACACTTTTACCTTTCGGTCCCGCCTTCTTATCAAACCTATAAGGTTGATCTAACCTTGGGTATAGTGCTTTTACATTGTTAATAATATATTTATCATTGCTCATAAAGTTTTCTTCCTTCATGGTTTCAAACGGGTTTCTTGGAATAGCAGCATCTTCAACTAACTGCTGCACCTCTACCAACTCATCTTCCGCCAACGGACGAGATGGTTTGAAATACATTTTAGAAATCCCGCTTTTCTCTCCAAAATATATTTCTGTTAAAACATTTTCTACTTCTTCGTTGTTACTCTGTAAGTAGTCAATGTACTTATTTAAGTTGAACCTGTTGGTGTCTCTTGAAAACAAACTGAGCGCACCTATTCTAAGTTCGTATACTTCTGGCTCGTAGGGTATTACTAGTTTAATAACTGTAAAAAACTTACAAGCTGTCCCGCGCCTGTACCCCCCTTGTTTAATATTCCTAACGCAATCAATACAACGTGTTGACTGCTGTGTAGTAGAAGGCACTTCATCATCAGGAAAATCTGCATCGAACGACCAACATAGTAGTTTGTCATCCTCGTAGTAATTTCGAGACAAAGTACCTCTATCTACAATCACTGCTTGAATACTAGTAAGAGGTTCATACGTGGACGGATGTATAAAATACCCGTCCTGAACATTAAGCCTAGTCATTTCTTCGTAGGCTTCTTAGCTGGCTTGCGAATCGAAACTACATACTTACGATTAGTCTGCAAACCGGGAGGAGATAATTTAGGATTATCTTCAAGAAATTCTTTCACGTTTTTATTGTGAAGCCTTCTTTCTAGCAGATGCGGTGCTTTATGCTTTAACACAAAGTTGTGCATCTTTTCCCAATCGCTAGTCCAAAACGTTGAGGATACTCGCCGTGAGACTGTACCCATCGGTGTCTTAAGACTGTCTACGTTCTCCTTCTCACAAAGAGCAAGAAGTTTCTCATTGATCTTCTCTTGCTTCTCTTTGAGTTCCTTTATTTCATCTTCCCTTTTCTGAATGGCCTCGCGTAAATTCATAAACGCACCGACCATTTGATCTACTGGTAACTTTTTCATCGCTCCTCCTGTAAAAGTAGGGACGAGTAGTTTACCAGTCTCCTTTACATTGTCAAGCACCTAACTCTTGTCTATACAAATCTATAATCTTATTGTGATTAGTGATGTTGTTTTGCAGCATCCTGTACAACCTGTTCTCAACTGGGCTACCTTCTATATGCACCACAGTCATCGGGTTGTGTTGGCCCGGCCTGTCTATCCTTGCGTTAGCTTGTAGGTATGTCTCTACGCTAGTAACAGGAGCGTACCAAATAACAGTGTTAGCA